GCGCGCGCCACCAGGACGCCCTGGCGGTGGTGGCCACCGAGGTCGAGTCGGGCTACCAGTGGCCGGTGATCATCGTGGAACGCCCGCCGCACGCCCCCGAGGACTACGAGCACGACCTGGAGGCGGTCGACGGCGCCGTGTCGGAGGTGTTCGACACCTACCTGGTGTGGCGCCTGTACGCCGACGACCAGTACATCGGCCCGCTGATCGAGCGCTGGCAGAACCGGTTCGGTCAGCGCCGCTGCGTGGTCTGGCACACCAACCGGCCGCGGCCGATCGCCTGGGCGGTGCGGGCCTACGAGGAGGCGGTGGCCGCCGGCGATGTCAGCCACGACGGCGACGAGACGTTCGTCGCTCACGTGCGCAACGCGCGCCGGCGCAAGCTGACGGTGCTCGATGACAAGGAGCGCCAGATGCACACGCTGAGCAAGGACACGATCCTCTCACCGCGCAAGATCGACGCGGCGATGGCCGCCGTGCTGTCCTGGGAGGCGCGCTCGGACTGCATCGCCATGGGCGCCGTCGACCTCGGTCCCGAGGCCGAGCCGGAGAAGCCGCCGGCCCCCCCGGACCGCTATCAGCCCGACCACGCCCCCGCCGCGTTCGCGCTCGCCCTGACCGGGGCGCCCGACACCGGACCGATGCCCGCATGATCTTCGTGCCTATCGGCAACATCAACGCGGTGCTCGCCTGGGTCGGTCGGGACCCGCAACGCGCCCAGCAGGCGCTCGACGCCGAACGCGCCGGATTTCACCGCTCGACGCTCATCGCCAAGTTGGAGGCCATCGCCTCCAGAAGGGACACCGCCGTGGCCACCCCGCAGACCCCCGAGCAGCCGCCGCAGACCGACAACCCTGCGGCCCCGCAGACCGACGAGAACACCGAGGACCCGCTGGCGGGCCTGGAAGCCCCCGAGCGGCCCGTCGAAGTCGTGCTCTACCCGCGCGCCATCGGCACCCAGATCGGCCCGGTGCACGTGCGCGACTGGGAGGTCGAGCTGGCCGACGACGCCGACCTGCGCTCGCAGTTCGGGCTGAGCACGCGCGAGGCCGACATCGACGCCTACAACCTGGCCGATGAACAGGAGCGCGAGGAGGCGCTGGAGGCCGACCCGGTCGAGTTCTTCCAGGTCGCCCGGGCCGCCAACGGGGTGGCCATCATGGTCAACGGCGGCGGCTTCGCGTTCACGCCGCAGCTCGTGGCCGCGCTGAAGGGCGAGATCGACAAGGCCGTGGCCGGGATGGCGCTGTAGATGCCGACCGTCACCGAGACCGAGATCGACGCGCTCGCTTCCTGCTCGAGCGCCCGCTGCGCCGGCTACAAGCAGACGCCGGTGAAGGCGATCCGCACCATCACCGAGTTCAGCTACATCGACCTCGGCGGCGATCTGCCGGGCATCGAGCGCTCCACCATGATGCTGCGCTTCGCCGACCTGGCCGACACCCAGTGCCCCGTCTGCGGTGAGCCGCGGATCGTGGCCGACCAGGTGCGGCCGATCTACCCGAACATCTCCGGCCAGCCGCAGGACGCGCTGCTGGCCATCGGCCGCGACTCCGAGCGGGTGCGCGAACTGGAGTTGGCCAACGCCAAGCGCGACGCCGAGCTGTCGCAGATGCAGGCCACGATGGAACGCCAGGCGGCGCTGATCGAACGCCTGGTGGCCCAGGCCGAGCCGCCGCGCGCGCGGGCGCGCCGAGACACCGAGTGACCGCGCTGGCGATCATCGCCGCGGCCGAACTGGCGCTGATCACCTTCCTGATCTGGGAGCGCACGCGCGCGCTCACCCCGCTGCTGGCAACCATTGCGGAGCTGTGCCAGCGCCTGCAGGCGCCGGGGGCGGCCGTGCTGGCCCATGACGAGGCCGCGCGCGGCCGTCCGCCTGCGGAGTACGCGCCGCCGGCGCTGGAGCCCGACGACGACGAGTCGTACTGGATGAGCCGCGAGAAGCTGGCCGAGTACGCCATGAACGAGGAGACCGGTGGCGGCGCTTGACGAGCAGCAGGCGCCGGCGCCGCGCGTGCCGCTGCCGCTGCCGCCCGACGTGGAGCGGGCGCTGCGCCGCGGCCGCGCCGTGATGAAGCGCGACGCCGCCAAACGGCGGCTGTGCATGCGCTTCGAGCGCGGCGACACGTTCTGGTTCGTCAACGAGCGCTCCCAGCTCGACTCCACGCCGACGATCACCGCCGCCACCGGGGGCGGCAAGCCGCCGCACAAGATTCGCAACTCGTACAACTTCATCCGGCCGATCGTGGACGAGAAGGTCTCGGCGGCCACGCAACGGGTGCCGAACTTCGAGATCGACCCGTCGACCACCGACCCCGAGGATGCCGGCGCGGCCAAACTGTCGGAGAAGGTCTCGATCTACGGCTACTACCAGTGGCGGCTGCGCAAGACGGCCATCGACACCGTCAAGACCGCAGTGGCGCACGGCGGCGCCGGCTACGCGCTGCCCTACTGGGAGCCGAACGTCGGGCCGTACGTTCAGGTGGACGGCGAATGGGTCGGCCAGGGCGACGTGCGGGTGATCGTGCTCAACGGCAACGAGGTCTACTGGGAGGCGGGCTCGGAGTTCGACAGTTCGCCCTGGTGGGCGATCGAGCGCGCGCGGCTGATCTCCGACGTCAAGCACGTGCCCGGCTACGTCGGCGGCGAGCTGGCCCCCGACGCGCGCACCTCCGACATTCCCACCGACCGGCCCGACAGCGACCAGGTGATGGTCACCGAGCTGTTCGAGCGCCCCTGCCCGAAGTGGCCGGCCGGACGCTGGTTCACCGTCGCCGCCGGCAAGCTGATCGTGGACGCCCGGCTGATCGACCCGCGCAACGAATACCCGTGGGCCGACTACCCGCTCAAGGACCCCGACGGCACGCCGGTCGACGCGCCGTTGCTGCATCGGCTGGTCTACACGCACGACCCCGACGACGATGACGACCTCGGGCTGGTCTGGCAGCTCATCGACTTTCAGCGCGCGGCGCAGGACTGCATAAACAAGATGCTCGAGTACAAGAACCGCGGGCTCAACCTCCAGATGCTCGCGCCGGTGAACTCGCTGATCACCCGGCCCGACGACGTGCCCAACTCGGTGCGCTACTACAAGCTCTCGCCCAACGGGGAGAAACCCGAGTGGGAAGACCCGCCGTCGGGGCAGATACTTAACGCGCTGCAGCAGATTTTCAACCTGGTGATCGACCAGATGCAGCGCGTCGCGGCCTACGAGGACGTGCAGGCCGAGCCCAACGTGGCGGCCCGCACCACGCAGGCGGTGATCGAGCAGTCGATCGCCCGCTGGCAATCCTTCCTCGGCGATCTGGCGGAATGGTGGTCGGGCGTGATGCGCCACTGTTTGAACCTGGTGGCCCGCTACTACACCGAGCCGCGGACGCTGGAGATTCGCGGGCGCATGGGCTGGGAGTCGATCGCCGACTTCAAGGGCGCCAAGCTGATGGGCCAGACCAACGTGCGCGTGTCCCCCGGCTCATTGGAGTACCTGACCAAGGCGCAGATTCTCTCCAAGGTCCAGTACTACGCCGCGATGGGCTGGCTGACCGGCGAGCGGGCGATGGCCGCCGTCGAAGGCGGCATGGCCGAGAAGCTGACCGAGGGCTATGACCAGGACGTGGCGAAGGTCAACCGGATCATGGGCCGCATCCGTGACGGCTCGGTGATGGAGATGCCGACCCGCCAGGAGATGATCGACGTGCCGCTGCCGGCGGACCCGGTCACCGGCCAGCCGCCCATGGACCCGCAGACCGGCCAGCCGGCGACCCAACAGGTGGCGCACGACGTGCCGATCTGGATGCCCAACGAGTGGGACAACATCAAGGTCTGGCAGCAGCAGCTCGCGCTGTGGCTAAAGACCCAGGACTTCGAACTGCTGGCCGCCGTGCACCCCGACCGGGCCGAGGTGGCCAAGCTGATGTGGGCCGGGCTGGAGCAGCTCGAGCAGCAGCAGGCGGTGCGGGCCGCCCAGCAGCAGCAGGCGATGGCCCAGTCGCTCGGCATGGGCAACGCCGCCGCGCCGCAGGGGCCGCCCACGCCGCCGTCACTGCCCAACGCCGCGGGCATGCCGGCCTCCGGGCAGAACACGCCGGGCTCAGGTCCCGGCCCTGGTCACAACGCCGCATGACTTCACCAACGGGACACGCCGACAGGCACCCCGGACACGCCGGACACGCCACGCGCACCCGGCCCGATCAAAAGGAGCACTCACCATGAGTGAGCAGGCAGGCCCCGATCTGGGGGCGCCTGCTGTTGCCGGCCCCGAAGGGACACCCGGCACAGCCGAGCCCGACGAGACTGCAGTCGACTGGCAGAAGCGCTACGCCGAACTGCAGCCCGAGTACACCCGCGCCACGCAGGAGGCGGCGGAACTTCGCCGTCAGCAGGAGATGTACGAACTGCTGCTCTCCTCCGAGGACGCGGACACTCGCCGCGAGGTCGCCGAGCAACTCGGCTATCAGTTCGATGAGCCGCAGCCCGAACCTGACCTCGAAGCCGACCCGTACGCCGTCTATGACGAGCGGCTGGGCAAGCTCGAGGCCGCCCTGTCGCAACGCCAGCAGGAAGAGCTGGACGCCCAGCAGACCGCGCAGATGCGGTCGGTGGTGGACGAGCGACTCGGGCGGTTGGGGATGGACCCCGAAGACCAGGACTGGGTGCTGGCCTACGCGATCAACGCGCTGCCGCCGACGCAGGAGGGACTGCCCGACGTTGAGCAGGCCCACCAGGTGTTCACGGCACGCGAGGACGCACGCCAGAAGCGCTGGGCGCAGACCAAGCGCGCCCCGCACATCGCGCCTCACGGGCAAGCCGCGACCGAGGTCCCGAACCTCGATGACCGTCAGCAGCGGTGGGAGTACATGGCCCGCCGCATGGAGGAAAACGAACCCTCCTGACGGTTCTCGGCGGGGCCGCAACCCCTTCCCAGAGAAGAAAGCGATGCCTCAGACAGCAGTCAGCCTCGCGCAGGTGGAAAAGGAGGTCTGGACCGCCGATCGCCTGCAGAAGCAGTTCGAGGACAAGAACGCGCCGCTCGGCCGCCTGGAGGCGGTGCGCGGCGTGATGATCGGCCGCCAGGCCCAGACGCCGGTGTGGACCGGCCGCTCCGGGTCGTTCACCTCGGTGGGCGGCGCCGGCGGCAACCTGAATCCGGCGGCGCAGCAGCCGGTCGGCCAGGCGCTGTGGACGCTGGTCTACAACTGGTTTCAGATCGAGCTGGACACCTCCGCCATCGCCCAGGCCTCCGGTCAGTCGGCGCAGTCGATCGTCGGTGCCAAGGACCTGGAGATCGAGGGGGCGATCGAGAACACCCGCCACCAGATGAGCCGGATGGTGGTCACCAACGGTGACGGCATCGTGGCGGCGCTGGACACCGCCACGTCGTCCACCACGGTCAAGCTGATCAACGCGGCGACCGAGGGCGCCACCTACGGCTACTCGGCGCTGGTGCGCGGCTGGCTGTTCTCCAACCAGATCGTGGACCTGGGCACGCTGGCCGACACCGACGTGCTGGTCACCGAGACGCCGATCAGCGCCGTCGACTGGTCAAACCCGGCGGCCCCGACGATCACCGTCGGCACGGCGGTGGCCACCACGGCGGGGACGCACTTCGCGTTCATCCCGAACCCGAACTCGCCCTCCGCCCCCAACCCGGAGCTGAACGGTCTGCGCCAGATCGTCAGCGCCACCGGCGCGCTCGGCGGGCTGAACCCCGCCACGGCCGGCCAGGACTACTGGCGGGCGGCGTTCCGCGACACCACCACCACCACGTTCAGCCTCGATCTGCCGCTGAACCTGCAGCGCTACGTTCTCCAGAACTCCAACCAGCCGGGCACCGCGGTGTGGACCGGCTACAAGGGCCAGGCGAACTTCTACGCCCTGCTGCGCAACATGATCGCCTTCGGCGGCGATCAGAACCTCTCGTCGGGCCACGTGGACGGGCCGACCTGGAACGGCATGACCGTCGATGCCTTCGCCGACGTGCTCGACACCGACTGGTTCCAGCTCACGCTGAGTGACCTGGTGCGGATCAAGTCGGCGCTGGACAAGCCGACCTGGGCGTCCGACCTGGAGGGCGCGGGCGGCTCGACGCGCTGGAAGCAGGGCACGACCCGGTTCGTGGACGGAGTAGTTTACCCTATGCAGTTGGGTTGCCAGCGTCGGAACACGCACGCGGCCGCGACTGCGCTCAAGTAGTCCATTTCGCCCAGTTGCAGGACGGACACGTCAGTTGCAGATTCTCCGGCGTGTCCGTCCCGCCACGGGCGAGCGGAACGATGTGATCGAGATGGAAGGCGCCAGGCTCATAGGCGATCTCAGCCCCGCATATCGTGCAACGCCCTTCATCCCGTTCATAGATCGCGTGGCGCCCATAGGGCAGGTGCGCGACGCGCTTGCGTGCCTTTCGCCGGGCTCGATAGTTCTTCCAGTCCGCGGCGTGCGCGCGATAGTAGGCGCGATGCAGCTCTCGCTGACGGTCACGGTCGGCGTGATAGAACGCCTTGGCCGCTGCCTTCTGCGCCTCCTGGCGGGTCGGGTTCTCGGCATAGCGCCGGCGGTCCCCCTCGCGACGCTGTTCGACGTTGGCGGCCCGTCGGGCGCGGTTAGCCGCGTTGACGCAGTCCTTGCAGTCTGGCCTCACGCTGTCCTTGCATCCGGTGTGCGGATGGAAGTCGCTCAGCGGCTTTTCGACACCGCACTTCGAGCACGTCTTCATCGACTGCACAGTCTACCCGATACAACCCTTTCGCCATGACGAAACTGTTCGTACCCCCCACCGTCGCCCACGACTTGCGTCAGCGCACCCGCAGCTTCCGCGAGGACGTGCTGCGCTCGGTCTACCTCGGCGACGACGACCTCTACCTGCGCGAGTACAACCAGGCGCTGCAACGGATCGATCAGCGCCTGCTGCTGGTGCTCGCGCTGGAGCACGTCGTGCCCGGCGTGCCGATGAAGCCCGGCTACTACCACCTGATGGTCGACAACGGCCTGTCGGTCCCCTTGACCGTCACCGTCATCGAGGGCGAACACGGCGAGTTCGCCGTGCCCACGTCACGCATCTTCGAGAAGCTGCAGGCCGGTGACATGCGCGAGCGGCGCAACCTCGAGCGCTTCGCCGCCGTCGAACGCGAACGCCACGCCGCGGTCGAGCGCGAGAAGGCCCGTGACCGTGAGGAGCGCCGAGACCACCGACGTGACCTGGTCAACGCCTACACCCGCACCAGCGTGGCCGGCCCCGGCGCCGGACCGTGGGCGCAAAATCAGGCAGGTCGGCGCGACGTTGGCGAGCGGCGGCGAGCGATATGAGCCGAGCCCGGATCACCGAGTCGGTGCTGCAGCCGCGCCCCGACTACCTGATGGCGGTCGACGGGGCCAGCGTGACGGTCAGGCTGCGCAACGCTGGCCTGGCCACCGTCTACCGCGACGAGACCGGCGCGGCCACGCTGACCAACCCGGTGATCACCCGCAACGGCCGGATCGAACCACCGGACGAGCCGGGCGGCGATTGCTGGCTGGAGACCGGCAGTTACGACCTGGTGGTCAGCTACGACACCACCAGTTATCAGACGGCGTTCGAGGCGGTCAGCGGCAACCAGGTCAAGGCGGGTGCCACCAGCGACGCCACCTATGACGCCAAGGGCGACCTGGTCGTCGGCACCGGACCCGACGTCGCGGCCCGTCTGCCGGTGGGCGCGAACGGCCAAGTGCTGACGGCCGATTCGGCGCAGGCGTCCGGCACGAAATGGGCGACCCCCACCATCGGGGCGGGCGTGGCCGCCGACCCGATCTGGGACGCCAAGGGCGACCTGGCCGCCGCCACCGGTCCCGACACCGCCGCCAAGCTGGCCGCCGGTGTCAACGGGCAGGTGCTGACCGCCGACTCCAGTCAGGCCACCGGCGTCAAATGGGCCACGCCCGCCGCCTCGTCCGGGGTGGCCACCGACCCGATCTTCGACGCCAAGGGCGACCTGGCCGTGGCCTTCGCCCCCGATCAGAGCGCCCGGCTGGCGGTCGGCACCGACGGCCAGGTGCTGCAGGCCGATTCGGCGCAGTTGACCGGCGTGAAGTGGACGACGTTGCCGAGCGGCGGGATGGTGGCCGATCCGCTGTGGGACGCCAAGGGCGACCTGGCGGTGGCGACAGGCTCGGATGCCGCCGCGAAGCTGGCGGTCGGCGCCAACGGGCAGGTCCTGACCGCCGACAGCGCGCAGGCGACCGGCATAAAATGGGCGGCCGCCGGCGGCGGCGGCGGCGGCGGGGAACTCGCCTACGCGCAGATCACATCGCTCGTCACCGTCAGTGGGACAAGCGAGGGAGCTCCGACCGACGTCATCTCCTCCGGCGCGATCACCTACGCCGCGACCAAGATCAAGATCGAGTTCTACGCCCCGGCGACGTTTCAGACCGGCACGTTGGCCAACCTGACGTTTAACCTCTGGGACGACACGACCAACCTCGGACAACTCGGATTTATCAGCTTCCCGTCCTCTGGTGAGTTCGACACGTTCGTGAACCTCGCCCGAATCCTGACCCCGACAGCCGGATCGCACACCTACAGAATCCGCGCCCATAAGGGCGGGGGGGCGTGTGGGATCGCCGCCGGAGCGGGCGGCGTCGGCGCGTTCGTGCCGGCGTTCATCCGGGTCAGCAGCGCCACGTGATGCGCCATGACGTCGCACTCTGGGCCGGACTCGCCGCATTCTTCGGTTCGCTATTGACGATCGGCGCGTTCGACGTCCTGGACCCCAGCAAATCCGTTGAGTACCTCGGCGCATTCATCGTCGCGGTCCTCGCCGCCGGCAGCCAGCTACGCATCTACGGCCGCACCTAATGACCATCGTCCTGAATCCCGCCGCGGTCCCGCCGTCGCAGGCCGGCGCCGGGATGACGCTCGGCGAGGCGCAGACCGAACTGATGGCCCGCGGCTTTGACTATCTGCCCGGGCCGCGGCAGACGATCATGCTCAACGACGCCAAGAACAGCTTCGAGGACCGTTGGGAGTTCCCCTGGCTGGAGGCGGTCGCCGTCGGCACGCCGCCGTTCTACATTCCCGACCTGAAGTACGTGCTGTCGGTCAAGACCCAGGCCAACCTGGAGCTGTTCGGCATCGACCTGCGGGCGCTCGCGCAAGACGGCACCGACCTGGGGCTGCGCGGCCCGTCGCGCTACTGGTATCTGGACGGCGAGACGCTGATGCGCGCCTGGCCGGTCGGCGCGGACACGCTGACCGTCTACCACGTCAAGCACAGCCCCGAGCTGGTCAACCCGTCCGACCGGCCGTTGATCCCCGGGCGCTATCACCCGATCTGGATTGACCTGGCCGTCGTGCAGGCCTACCAGGACTCCGACAACTACGCCGCCGCGCAGGCGCTGCAGGCCGACGTCGGGCTGCGCATGCAGGACGTGATCATGCGCTATGAGACGCGCAACCGCCAGCACGCCGCGTTCGCCGGGGTGCGCGGCCTCTCGGAGGACGAGTAGGTGAGCGCCACCGCCGCCTTCATCGCCGGCTACAAGCCGATCCAGTTCACCGACTTCTCGGCCGGCCTGAACCTGCGCGACAAGGCCGACGCGGTGGCCGACGGCGAGGCGATCGACCTGCTGAACGTCACCTTCACCGAGCGGGGGGCGATCCGTCAGCGCGACGGCACCACCGATCTGACGCCGAGCGACCTGGCCCAACGAGTGGACAGCATGACCGCGCACTACACGGCGGCGGGCTTCCGTCAGCTCGTGCTCGGCGCCGGCACCCGGCTGGACATGATCGATGAGACCGGCGTGGTGCGCGCCTCGCAGACCGGGCTGACCGGAGGGCCGTGGACGTTCACCCAGTTCGGCGACCCGACCCACGAGTACGTCTACGCCGCCAACGGCGCCGACCCGCTGGTCCGCTTCAATGGCGCCGCCTGGAGCCTCGGTGCCACGCTGGCCACGGTCAACGGGACGACCGGGCAGGCCCTGCCGCGCGCGGGCGCCGTATGCGTCACCGCCGCCGAGGCCGGCAGCAGCTCGGCCACCAACGCCTCCAACCGGCTGATCGCCACCGCGTTCGGTACCCAGACCGTCGCCGGGCCGGGCGGCGCGCAGAGCACCCCCAGCCGGGTGTTCTTCTCCAACGCCGGCCAGCCCGAGGTGTGGGAGACCGACGGCGATCCGGGTGACGTGGCCACCAACCGGCCGGCCCGGGGACGCAACTACATCGACCTCACCCCCGGTGACGGCGAGACGATCATCGCCGCCGTGACCTGGCGCGAGCTGGTGTTCGTGTTCAAGCAGACGAAGTTCTTCATCCTGTGGGGCGAAAGCGCCCAGACCGACGGCACGCCGATCTTCCAGCGGCGCGAGGTGGTCAACTCGATCGGCCTGGCCTCCGCGCAGGCGGTGGCGGTCGGCCGCGACGGCGTGTACTTCTCCAACCGCCGCGGCGTCTACCGCACCTCGGGCGGCGACCCGGTGCTGCTCTCCGACGTGGTCAGCCCGATGTGGACCCAGGACCCCGACACCTACTTCACGTCACGGCCGATCAATCTCGGGGCGCTGGACAAGGCGCGCATGCTCTGGCACATGGAGCGGCTCTACCTCGCCGTGCCGACCGGGTCCGCGAGCGCCAACGACCGCGTGCTGGTCTACGACACCCAGCACGGCTGGTGGAGCCTGTACGACCTGCCCGCCGCCGCGCTGGCGTCGTTTCGCTCCGGGCCGCTGCCCGAGGTGCACTTCGGCTACTCGAGCGGGCCGCCGCGGGTCGGCCGGCTGGCGTTGAACACCACCACCGACCGCGGTGCGACGATCCGTTCGCTGTGGCGCTCGGGCTGGGGCGACTACGGCAACTCGCAGGTCAAGACGATCCGCGAGAACAAGGTGTGGGGCTCCGGCGTGGTCACCGTGTCGTTCGCCGTGGACTTCAACCGCACGCAACGAGCGAACCTGACCGCGGTGTTCGGCATCCTCGGCACCTGGCCGTTCGACGGCGCCGGCACCTGGACTCACTGGCTCGAGCGCTTCGGCGGCCGCTGGCCGGGCTCCGGTGAGATATCCCGGCAGATCGTGCGCTACGCCGTGCGCGGCACCGTGTTCTCCACGCAGTTCTCCAACAACCCGCTCGCGCCCGCCTGGAGCGTTCATCGCATCGCCCGGCACCTGCGCGAGGTCCGCGAGCCCTCGGTGAGGTAGAACATGCCGTTCGCCTACGTCAGCGGCGACCCGAACAACCTGGTCGGCGGCGAGAACGCCTCGATGACCGACATCCAGGGGCCACTGTTCGATCTCGCCAACTACCTCAACAGCGGCATCATCGCCGAGCTGTCGCGCGGCCTGCTGATCGTCGGCGAGGTGCGACTGATCGCCGTGCCCAACCAGCCGGCGGGCTGGCTGCCGTGCGACGGCGCCGCGGTCAGCCGCGCCACCTACGAGAAGCTGTTCGCGGCCTGCGGGACCACCTACGGCGCCGGTGACGGCACGAACACGTTCAACGTGCCCGACCTGCGGGGCCGCACTCCGGTCGGGGCCGGCGCGGGCAGCGGGCTAACCAGCCGCGGCGCGGGCAGCTACTTCGGCGCCGAGAGCGTCAACCTGGCCGCGGGCGCGCTGCCGGCTCACAATCATCGCTTCGCCGGCGCGGCGGTGGGGGCGCACAACCACCAGGGCACCACC